TATGAAAAAAAACAACTTAAATTCCTAAACTTGTAACTACTGCACCACTTAATTTGTATGGTTGTTCAGTATCCATTGCTTGTAAAGTAATTTCATAACCATTCAAATCACCAAAAGCAGTTCCAGTGTTTGCAGTCATTGAAGATACTTCACATCCACTTTCTTTACCTACTAACCAATATTCATCGTTGTTGTTTTTAACAATGCAGAAAGTTCTACCTTGTGCTAACAATTTTAATTCGTTTCTTTTGGTAGTTGACATTCTACGCAATCTAAATGCTACATCAGTACTATTATAAACAGTTCCATTCTCAACACTTACATTGGTAGTATTTGTCATAGAACCAGTTGCTTTTGGAATGTCATAAGTGTAAACGTCACCACTTGCGATAGTTGTAGCAGTTACCTCGCCACTTGCAACTGTGAATCCAGTCTTAGCCCAATTCACCAAGTGAATCGACTTTACGCCCCCGACTGCATCTTTGCAGTCAAGGGCAATACTTTGGGTTAATAAACAAGGCATCTATCTATAAAATTAAAGTGAGAAAAGCACCGTTTGATCGGGAAATGCTACCTGTGTTCCGTATTTCATTGTCAAACGGAATCTTACCTCGTCTGCATCCATTGAATACCATATTTTAACTTCTTCTTCTTCGTGTGCAAGGTCAGTTCCTACAAACAAGTTATCTAAGTTAGTACACACCATTTTGTTTGTTCCGTTCAAACCACCTACACCAATGATTTCAACGTTAGTACCTGGCCAAATCATCTTCAACTCACTTGTAGCATCTGCAACGTAGTGGTAAAGGTTAGCATTTTTCAAGTTAACCAAAGCCAATTTGAAGTTGTCTACACCCATAAATAACTTCAAGTTATCTTTATCAGCAACACGTGCTGGTACTGCTGCGTAGATAGCATCTAAAATAGTACCAATATTAGTAGAAGTTACCGCAGTTACAGAACCAGTATTACCACTTACAAATGCAGCACTATCAGTAATAACTTTTAACAAACCATCAAATTTGTTGGTGTTAGGGTTAGTATTAGCAGTTGCAGTAGTTCCTTGCCACATTGCAATTTCCAATTTTTCAGCAATGTTCTTTGATTTTTCAATACCGATTTGTTCTTCAAAAGGTACTTGTGTTGGTGAACCTGGTGCGATTTGTGTTTGCATCCATTTTGCTTCCAAAGTTTTAGGACATAAAGTTTCCTCAACTTTAATTTTACCTACTGTGATAACACGTTGTGTAAAGTTAGTTACACCACTTGGATTATATCCACAACTATCAGTTTGGAAATAAACATCAGAAGAAAGAATGTTCAAAGCACTTGCAGATTTTACACCTACTTGTACTTGACCAGCATCGTACAATAATTTAGCAGTCTTACCACTAAATAATGCTTTTACCAACAAATCAGTTGATTGTTCGTTGGTATAGTTAGTTAAACCAGTTACGTTAAATGACATATTTTTATTTTTTTAGTTGTTGTGCAAATTTTTTGATGTTCTCAAATTGTTGTTCTTTTTTAGACAATTTAGTTTGGTCTACATTCATTGGTGGTTCACTCGGTAAGTTAGCAACTCTTTCTACCAAATCAACAGTCTTGCTGAATGCTTCGCTTTGGTGTTCAAGACTTGAAACTACTTTATTCAATGCTTCAGTTAAAGTTGAAATTTTGTTTTCTAAACTTGCAACTACTTCATCAAATTTCTCAACGGTTGCAAATTCCTTTGCCATTTCCGCTGCAGGTTGCATACCAGGTGTTTCAATTTCAGCTGGTTCTACAATCTCGGTTACTATACCGTTAACAGTAGTAACAAGCATTCCGCCTTCTACTTCGTGTGTTGCATCAGGTGCTGGAATATCGCCTTCGGCAGTTTCTACTAAAATAGCAGTACCAACTGCAAGTGTACCATCCCATTTAATGACAGTGCCATCAGTCAAAACGGCACTTTCCATTTTAACTTCTTCGTTATTGAAATTGAATTTAGACATCAATTCTCTAACTTCTTTGATTAAATCTTTTGTGTTCATTTTTATATAAA